TTGTTGTATTTAGAATTATTAGAAGAATTTAATCTTGAATTAAAAAGTAAAAAGTTAAAAAAAGGGACAATATACAATCACAATAACACGCATACGCATTTTCAACAGTATATTTTAAGTAATGAGTCTTTAGAACTGTCTCAGCTAACTATTGAAGAGATTGATTTTAAACAACTACGAGGTTTCAAACTATATCTTACTAATAAATTTGAAAATGCTGTCACTGTGAACATGCACTTAGCAAGAATGAGGGTGTTTTTCAACTTTTTAATTGATGAAGAACTAGTCTACAGTCATATTAACCCGATGGCACGAATTAAAAACATAAGAGAGCAGAAGAAATACATCGAAGTTTTTAATGATGATGAAATTAGACAGTTAATTGTAGCGAACGACAAGCAAACGTTTTACTCGGTCAGAGATAAAACTATCATTATGATACTAGTTGAAACAGCATTGAGAGCAACAGAAACAACTGAAATTAAAATGAAAAATATCAATCGAAATTCAATATTAATCGAAAATGGCAAAGGTGGAAAAGATAGAGTTGTTCCGATCAATCAAATAATGCAAAAGCAAATAATGAAATATAAACGTTATAGAAAAAAATACATCAGTGGTCACGTTCGTGAAGCTACTTGTCAATCAGATTTTCTGTTTCTTAATGAATACTTAACTAAATTAGACAGAAGCAACATTAATAAAATACTGAATCGGACAGCACGCAAATGTATAAATATTAGATCAGAAGTCAGAATTAGTCCGCACACTATTCGACACTATTCAGCACAAAAATATCTGAAAAATGGTGTTGATACATATTCTCTAAGTCGAATTTTAGGACATTATGATACATCAATTACAGAAATTTATCTCAGAGAGATTAATGATTCTGACATTATTCAATTGAGTTTGAAACATTCGCCGCTGAGCGATTAAAAGGAGGAAATAAAAAATGAAATTTAAACAATTACGAAAATATGCAAATTATTCTTATCCAACTTTTGCAGAAGCAAAGAAACAGCATGATTTACACGTAGAATACAACGATTTTAACAGCTCAACTTTACGTGTTTTTGATTATATTTTAAAATTATCAACAAACGGCAAAGGTGTTGGCACCGTTAAAGGTGAAACGATTGCTGTCACACTTGAAATTAGTCGCTCAACAGTCGCACGTGCAATTAAAAACTTGAAAGATGCTAATGCTATCATCTCAATTAAAACAGGCTCAGGACGTGTCACAGGCGGACGTGGAGCGAATGTATACGCAATCGCACCATTCAATTCTGATGTTAATTCTGACGATGAAAATTCTAATGACAATCAAAATGAAAATAAAGATGACAATAAACCAGTTACCGATAAAGTCAATGATACCAACGTTTCAGAGTGTGAAAATGGCGATACAACTTCTAAAGCTACTGTATTAAATTCAAAATCAAAACAAGGTAACCGTCATTCTGACGATGCTAAATTAAATTTAATTTTTTCTGATTTTGTCACACACGGCTTAACTAAAGACAAATTTTTATCAATCATTGCAGATGCAAAACAGAACGCTCACAACGTCACAGCATACGTCAGACGCAGTTGCATGAACTTTATAGACAACAAACAATCTAAAGCTGAACACTACACACGCAAGCAATTAGACACGATTAACAACGATGTGTCAGCTATTGACATACTCAAAAACTTTTTAAATACACAGCATCAGCATCGCTTTAAAACAGTCTAATTTAATCTGTATTTAACACGCTCAGAGGGCTTTTAAGCAACGCTTATTTGTTGGTCAATCAATACGCATGAAGCTAATCAAACGCTGTTAAACAGGCATATAGACGTGAATTATTGCAAACAAAAAGGCTACTCATTTGCGAGTAACCGATGTGTTATTTTTCATTTTTTAGCTTATCTTTATTTTTCTCAATGTCATTCACAATAAGCTGTCTGATGTATGAACTCACTGATCTAAGTTCAAGTTTAGCTAGTGTTTCAAGAGATTCATACTCAGAAGTTGAAATATTGCTAACTGCACGTTTCATACCTTCTTTAATTGCGATTGAAATCACCTGCTTTCTATCATTTTATTATGTACTAACTATTATTTATATTACATCAATACCCAAAGTGTGTAAACTTTATGCACAAAAATAATTAAAAGTGTTTACACAGTGTGTTCACTTATGGTATATTAATTACAGATAACAAATTAAGAAAAACGAGGTGCTAAAAATGGGGAATGATTTACCGATGATTACAAACGTTTTAATCTATATTGCAGCAGGATTTTGCTTGCCTTTTGTTTTTAGACAATTGCAAGAGTTGAAAAACAGCTCAAAGAAAAAGGTTAATGTTAAAAGAAACAAATTTGTTATTTACAAATAAAAAAACACATTAAAAGGGGATAATTATAAAATGAAAAACACAACAGAAACTACTTACGAGAAATTTTTGGCATCAGAAAAAAGCAATACTCTTGCAGAAGCATATGAAAAATATGAGAATGATGTTTCATATGAGCAACACAAGATTGACTCTGCTAATCAAAAAACACCCGTATGGAAAGAGATTAATTGTAATACAGATGCGGTTGTTGAAGTTGGGCAGCAATTAAGCTTCAATATTTATGATACAGAAATTGAACATCCAGTATGTATTGTTGATTATTCTTTGACAGTAGCACGAGAATACAACGGAAAAATCACACGTAAAACATACTCTAAGGATAAAAATAGTATTTCTGTAGTAGATAACGAAGAAACAAGGATTACAAATTTTGCGTATATAAACGGGCAGTCAATCGAGCTTACTGAGGAACAGATTGCATACCTGAGAGAAGAAAGTGTATTTAAAAGTTAAACATATGTTTGTTATAAAGCTATACATAGACTTGTGCAGAGTTTTAATAATTGTATGAGTTTATGTTTAGTTTTTTTGTAAAATATTAGTTATTACATAATTAAAAATAAAATATTTGGAAGGAGTGTTGCGTATAAAATAAATATTAAAACTATTGACGTATATTTAAAAGAAGTATATAATTTAACTGTTAGAGGTAAATTGCTATAGTCGTTTAGAAATACATATATATAGCAATATAATTTAACAAAAATAAAATGGAAGGCAATCAGAGATTGAAAAATAAATTCAATGAAATTAAAACTTTTTAGTGACACGACTCATTAGACGATTGAACAAGTTAATGTGAAATATCGTTTGTATCGAGAATTGTACATAGAAAATTTGTAAGTTGAAATGCTATTTTGAAATAAAAAGTTTTCTTTTGTTGATTGACAAAAGGGGTTTTATCAATGAAAAAGCTAGAGTTTGCACGTGGGCAGATATTATTTGCTGATTTAAGTGGGGCAATTGGATCTGAAATGGGAAATGGTCGCACATATGAAGAAGATAAAATTAACGGTACTGAGAGATTCAGACCAGTTTTAATTGTTTCTAATGATGTGTGTAATTTTTACTCACCTGTTATAACGGTCGTTCCAATTTCCGCGATGACGAAAAAGAAAAAGATGAAAACACATGTATTATTAGTAAAAGAATTTTATGATTTTTTAGAAAAAGATTCTATCATCTTATGCGAACAAGTCATGAGGTGTGCTAAAACACGCCTTCACAGTCATGCAGGTTTTGTCTCGACAGCCACACAAAAACATGTAGATAATGCGCTCAAAGTGCAACTAGCATTAGATTAGATTGATAACGATTTGTACTATTATAATTCATTCTCTGATTGCCAAAACAATCGGAGGAATTTAGAAAATGACAAAAACAACAGTAGAAGTAGCAACAAAGGCAGTGGAAATTGAAAGCGATAAAGATTTTTTGAAATTAAGTATTTTTAATGAAACAATCAAAAATATTAATGAAGAATTTACTTTATCAAACAACGATGTCATAAAACAAAATGAAAATGGGTTGTATGTTACGTTTAGCAATGACTTCAATCAGTTTGGGACATATCAGAAAATGCGTAAGCAGCTAGACTACTCTATCGAATATGCACAAGATCGTACACTGTGGGTATCATATCTCATGTGGAAATATGAAGACGAGATTGTTAATTATATTAGTAGTTCCGAATACAAAGATAAACACTGTATTACAACAAGTGGCATGAAAACTGAAGACTTGTGTGAAATTGATAGTTTAGAATCACTGTTAGATACTTTTTCTCAATACATTGACTCGAAAAAATTTGATAACATTGAAGATGAAACGAACTATCAAATATTAAAAATTGAGAAAAAAAATCGACAAGGTACTAAGCAACAAATTGAAATTAATGAAATTGATTATACTATATCTCAAATGAAAAAAGGTAACTCAAAGGATGCAGATATTAAGTATAGCAGAAGATTCTATCCAACGGATTTTTCATCAGATGAGAGTGTTGATGCTAGTGAAATTTTAGAGAAAAATGGTGCGGTTTCATCTAATAGTTATCGTGACTCGGTGTTAAGTAAAAAAAGAATTATTTCTCAAAATGAGAAAAAAGATATGTTCAATAATAAAGAAGATATTGCTAAAACTTTAGATAGGGCTGAAGAATACTTAGCCAGTCAGTTCAATAATAAATTAGAAACTGAAATACCTCGACACTTTGAGTCAACAACAAATATTGTTAAACGTTCATTGTTCTCTGAGCACATTGATACACATGTTGATAAAATTGAATGGCGTAACAAGTTAATCAGTGAGTACAAGGAATCTATTTATGAAATCGAAAAATCATTAGGTTACTATGATGAAAATGGATCGGAAACATCTTCCGAGTATCGAAAAGAATTTTATGAATCATTGAGATCACGTTTTGGATATAAAGCTAACAACTTGCGAAAGTTACGCAGTGAGATGATGTCACAATTCAAAGTAATGTTTGACAGCTTACTTTTTCTTGTAAAAGGTGATGATATGAGTCACCTGTATAAAGGTGATTTAACATTACTGAATATGAATGATGTAGAAACTTATAAATTGCTATTAAAAGAATATTCAAAATTACATGAATCAGCAGCGAAAGACATCGATAGCGAATTGAAGTGGATGCTATGGGAATTAGATGATTTGATTGATCGAACTGTTAAAAATGATACAGAGCGATTGATTATTGAAGGTTTGAAACAAGGTATGAGTCAGGTTGAAATATCAAGCGGTATTGATAAAGATAATAAATATGTTTCTATTTTTTTATCTGAGAGCTTTCCTGTTAGATTACTTTCAGTGCATAAAAAAGTCATGGATGATTATGTTTATACATACAGAGTAAAAGGAAAGTTTAAGACGTGTAAAGGAAATGGGATAGTGTATTTAGCAACAGATAGATATTTTCAAAAAGATAAAAAAGGGAAATTCGGATTGAAAGCACGATCAAAAGAATACATTTCAGAAATTAAAGCAATAGAAAATTCAGTAAATGCGAGTTGAAATTATTGACTTTAAATAAATATAAGTGTATAATTTTTATTTATTTTCGAGTATTTATGCGATTTTCATGCTACAAGTCCCCATTAACTAATGAGAGAAGTAAATAGTAATAACAATTGAACATCCAATTTATTGGGTGTTTTTTAGGTACAACCCATTTGTAATTTCGGTATCAAGTGGTCATAAGTATATGAGGGAAGTAATTAGTTAAATAATCTACATGCAGAGTTTAAGTTTCCCGAAAACTTGCCTGATATTTTCTTATCAAGTGGTCATAAGTATATGAGGGAAGTAATTAGTTAAATAATCTACTTATAGAATAAAAGGCAGATACAAAACTTGCAAAGGAAATGGCAAAGCGTATTTAGCAACAGATAGATATTTCTATAAGAATTTGAATCTCTTAGATAAGCCTTTGGTGGAGTTGCCTGATTTTTCGGTATCAAGTGGTCATAAGTATATGAGGGAAGTAAATAGTAATAACAATTGAACATCCAATTTATTGGGTGTTTTTTGGTGGAGTTGCCTGATTTTTTCTTATCAAGTGGTCATAAGTATATGAGGGAAGTAATTAGTTAAAATCACACTCTAAGGCTTTCGAATCTATGAATCAATATAAATAAAGCGTAACTTACTTCCATTTTCCCTTACAACTCCCCTTAAGTAGTATAGGCATAACTTAGTAAAGGATTATTTATTTTAATTTTGAATTAAGTAACAATATTTAGTTGAAAGTTAAAATTTATGTAATTACGAGTGTGGAAACGTTGTTATATAGGGGTTTGTTGCCGATATATCTTGTTTTATGCATAGTTATAATAGATATATTACTATGTATAAAACAAGATATACCTCTTCTAATCGTTGATATAACAACGTTTCCATCAGTTTTATTTCATAAATCGCTTTGAGCTTGCTCATAGCGAAGTTGGTGTAAGGCTCCTTTGCGTAGCACAGGAACGAAACATCAACACAAAAAACTAGCAAACTTGTTTGCTAATAAAAAAATGGAGGAATTTAAACAATGACAAAGTTAAAATTAGGAAGATTAGAAATGAAAGATGCAGTTGAATTAGTAGCAACAGAGGCAATGCAATCAATGTATAATAAATATGATAATTTGAAATCCAGCAACTGGACAGGTTTCAAAGCCCGTTTATCACAAGTTGCGGAGTTTGAGGAGCACTGGACGTCAGAAAGTAACAGCAAAAAGAAAACGTGGTTTGATATTACTAAAGCAACTAATGACGTTGAAGATATTGTTGATAATCGCACATTGAAAAGTGGCAATACTAATACTATTCTTACATTTAAAACACATGCTGAGAAAATTATCTCACGCCACTTATTACGCTCAACTTCTGATATTATTACAATGACAACAAAACAGATTTCTAGCTTATTGCCTGTCGATTTATATGATTTAGACAAAGCAAAGTATGACTTAAAAGTAGAAGGTTATCATATTGAAAAAAGATATATTAATTATTTTTATTTTAAACGACAAGAAAGAATGCGACTTGCAATTAAATCAATCTTGAAAAAAATGGAAGATGACGGTGCTATTGAAGTGAATGAAAAAATCGTAGCTATTGACAAACAAGACGTATATTTAAAATTAGAAACAAATGTGGCTGATGAAATTAGAAATTTTTGGGATAAAAATAAAAAGGCATATCAAGAAACATTTAACAGCTCAATTGATTTTGATAAAACATTTTTAAGCGGCAGTAGTCGAGTACAAGAATATATTGAAAACGAAGAAATTTTCTACAGTAATCTTAAATTAAAAGGTGCTTTTATATCGAATGAAATTACTATTTTAAATAAAAACAAACTTGAAGAGTCAGTTAATAGATCAACTTTAGAAATGAATATCAAGCGATTCAAAGAAGAATACGTTGCGTATAATAGAAAATCACTGCGAACTAGAATCAAAAAGAAAGCTAGTGCTAATAATATCACAATGTATGATTTACCAATTTCAGCATTTAATTATAGTTATGATTTTGGAAATAGTAAGCAAGTAGCAATGCACAACAAAGCTAATAATGAACTACTAAAATTTATCATTAAAGACTAGCATGTCTTAATTGCTAGTCTATTTTTATACAGTTTTATACATACAAAATACATAGAAAAAATGGAGGATTTACATATGAAAAATTTTAAAATTAAAGGTGCAACAGTACGAACAGTAGAAAAAGAGGGAATGATTTACACGGTATCTAATGATTTAGCAAAAGCATTTGGTTATAAAAATACAGCTAAAATTAAGCGACATATTAAAGAGCATTGTTTATCATCTGCAACAATCAACACAGCTGGTGGGAAACAGAAAATGGCAATCATTGATAAAAATGGTTTGCTTTCAGTATGTGAAAAGTTAAAATATGAAGATGTTGCTAAAGAGTTAATTGATTATGTGAAAAATTATTCGGTTGTAGAGTTTATCTTTAAAGAAGAATACAATTTTGAAATGGAAACAATAGATGAATCAATCACATTCAAAGATTTATCATTACTAATGAATAAAGCAGGCGTTAAAATTGGACGCAATGAGCTGTTTGCTTTTGCACGAGCAACTGGATTGCTTTTGACAAGTGGTAGTCATTGGAACAGACCATCTCAAGATATGGTTGATATGGGGCATTTAGAGGTGCGATTAGTGACTACTGAAACAGCAGTTGACTCATACACTCATATCCAACCTTTAGCAACAAAAAGTGGTCAGATTTATATTTTTAATAAATATATTGAATACTTGAAGCGTTTTGAGCAGCAGACTGCTTAGAGCGTTTTTAAATTGGATTGAAACTATATTAATAAAAATATATCACATGTTTTATGAACGAAGAGACGAGCAATACAAAAGAGCTTTCTTCACACACATAGAGTCTATTGATAGACCGCTAATTGAAATAAAAATAATAAGTATTAATATTATAATCAATATTTTAATAACGATAAAAACACACGTGGCTAGACACGTTATCAACTTGTACTGAAAGTTAGATTTAATGGCTAACAAGCAAAAAAAATAGATGGCGAGCATCTTTAAAATCTAGTATTTGTTACTAAATGCAACACAGATAAACTATTAGAAAAGCTGTTTGAATCAATATGTAATGAAAAAGGCACAGTCAACTGGTGTGAAAGTGAGTTCGATTCTCGCTGGCTGTATAGCTTAGCAGACTTGTCATCTGCTAAGTGAATGAAAAACTTACCTCCATTTGTTTTTTGATACAACACATGAATAATTTTACCTCCGTTTTTTTATTCGTGTGCTGTATTTTTTAAAATTAAGCACTAAGATATTAGTTTTTAATTTTAAAAAATACAAATACATAAAAAAGGAATGATTGATTTTGACAGAATTAATTTTGAAGCAAGTTATTTTATATGTAAGTGAAGTAGTGCTTATTAGCTTTTTATGCTATCTAGCAGTTGATGCAACTCATAAAATTAAGCGTTTGATTAATGGTGATGTTTATGATTAATCGTATTACTATTGAACATAACAAAGTAGTAAAAGAAAAGACTAATGAACAAAAACGTAGTGAGTATTATAAAAGTTATAACAAATATAGAAATGAAACAGCAAGTGAATACGTGAAGTTTTATAAAAGTCAGAAGTGGGTCAATATGCGTGCATTTGTGATGGCTCAAAATAATTGGATATGTCAACATTGTTTGTTGAATGAGCATGTTGTACATGCTGATGTTGTAGATCATATTGTGCCATCACGTGTTGACTGGAGCAAAAGATTAGAGTTAACTAATTTACAATCATTGTGTGATAGTTGTCACAAAGTTAAAACATTAGAAGATAAGAAAAAATATGGATTGTAAACTACAAAAAAGGAGAATGGTAATAATGAATGAGTTTAATTATACGATTGTAAAATGTAATGTTGATAGTGTGGTACATCATTTTGTAGATGATGCTTTCTTTAATAGTGTTGAGTTAGCGTTAGAGCAAGTTAAGTATTTATATGAGGCAGATGTGTTTAATGATGATTGTAATTATGTTTATGAAATTGTTAGTATCTAGTAAAGGAGAGATATAATGAAATTTATATTATTTGATTCCAACTATGGTCTGATTCCACTGAGAGAAGATTATCATAACTTGTTCAAAAATCAGAGGGTCGAGATGCACTCACCCAAATACTTAAAAGAAGAGTTTCATATCGTTGATACAGATCTCGAAGAAATATTGAGCGTTCAGAATAAAATAGAAGAAGATATAATCATCGGGAAAAAAGAAGATTGGTACGGATTTAAAGATATTAGAAAACTTGTAATTTATGATGGATATATTGAATAATATTGATGTCTGAGAGAGCGATTCTAAGACGTTTAATTATGTTGAGCAAGGTGAATGTATGTTAAGTGTTGTTAGAATCGTTGTGATTGAATGGAAGATATTAATTAAAAATAGGAGGGTGAAGATATGATTGAATTAATGAGTGGAATGAAAGAGCATTTGGAAATTGAATTAAATTATCGCAAAAATGAATTATCGAGTTGTAAAAGTGACATCAGAGGAAAAGCAGAAGAGATGGATAAACAATTAGAACGTAAACGTGAAATTGAAGATACTATAGAAAATTTGAATAATAGTATTGAAGAATTAGAAGAGTATAGACAGTATAAGTTAAGTAAGGGCAGTGAATTGATATGAAAGATATTTTTAATTTTAAATTTAGTGAAGATAAGAAAGAATGTAAGAAAGAATATGATGAGCTAATGAAAGATATATCAGACAGCATTGATTATGTTACACATGCAAAAGTTTTTTATGAGGGTGAACTGAGCTACTGTAAGAGTCGACTTACTTATTTATTAGAAAGCAATAGAGAAAAAGAAGTGGAATTTGAAGAATTATTAGACCGATATATTTATGCTGAAAACTTTCTTAAAGAGATAGTTGAATATATTGAAAAACTTGAAAATAGAAAGAAGATGTATGAAGGATTCGCATTTTTAACACGAAAATATAATTTTTAAAAAATATTTTTGAAAATTTTAAATTTAATTTTATTTTTTTGAAATTATTGGAAATAGGGGGCGTGGGGTTGATTTTTGTGAGGACTGAGTCCAGTTAGAATTTTTTGAAACTCCCTTTTGACCCTTTTTAATTATCATAAAATTCTATAAAACAAATGCTTTAAACCCTTTAATTGCAAGCATTGATGCAATTTCAGTATTATCTTAAATTTTAAAAAACAGTATATTTTTTTTGACATCAAAAGTCAAAGATAGTCAAAGTCAATAAATGAAAGGAGAATTCATAAATGGCAAACAATAAAAAATTGTTATCTGCAACAAGTAAAAATTACACAAAAGAAGAAATCGAAAGCAAGCAAGAAATTGAAAATAAATTACACGCATTTGAGAAGTTAGATAGTAACATCAAACCACCGCACTATTTAGATACAATGGGCAAAAATGAATGGAATCGAGTAGTACCGCTACTCCAAGATTTACCAATTTCAAATTTAGATTATCATCTTATTGCTCAGTATTGCAACTGGTATAGCGTTTGGCGGAAGAGTTGGCAAGATGTTAAAAAGAACAAAGCAACTCTAATTGAAGAAAACTCAAGCGGAATAAAAACTAAAAAAATCAATCCTGACTTTACGGTAATGGAAAAAGCAACCACTCAATTAATGCGAATAAGCAATGAATTAGGTATGACAATTTCAAGCCGAATGAGATTAGTTGATGTTTCAGAAGATGAAGAAGATGATCCATTTGCTTAATAATGAAACAAATTATGCAGAGCTTTACGCTAATCAAATTTTAAATGGTGAGATTGAAGCGAGTGAAATGATTAAGTTAGCCTGTCAGCGTCACATTGATGATTTAGAACGCTCTAAATCAGATGATTTTAAATACTACTTCAATAATGAAATGGCAAATAAAGCAATTAAAAACATTGAGTTGTTGCCCGCTGAGGATGGCAGTGATTTAGAGCTTGCGCTATTTCAAAAGTGGATAGTTGCCTCATTAGAGGGATGGAGAACAAAAGGAACTGACTACAAACGTTTTAGAAAAGCCTATATTTCAATGGCACGAAAAAATGGTAAAACATTTTTGGCAGCAGGATTAGGGATGATAACATTACTTACTGAGAAACATCCAGCTATGGGGCGTAGAGTTTTATTTACAGCCAACGAATTAAAACAAGCTAAAATCAGTTATGAAATGTTAAGGGTAGGATTGAATAAACTTACCGAACAGTCAAAAAGTTTAAGAAAAAGATTAAAGATACAAGAGCAGTTTATCAAAGATACTAAAAGTAATTCATTTGCTAAAGCAATGAGTAGTGTTGCCAAAAATGCAGAGGGTTATAATCCAACTTTTGCAATCATCGACGAGTATCACGAATCTAAATCAAGAGCAATGTATAATTCAATTTCAAAAGGAATGGGACAACAGAAAAATGGGTTGCTTGCGATAATCTCAACAGCAGGTGAAAATTTAAACGTTCCGATGTTCGAGGAGTACGAAATGTGCAAGTCTATTTTGCGCAAAGAAAAAGATGCAGATAGATATTTCATTGCCATTTATGAATTAGATGCAGCCGCTGAAATTCAAGATGAGAAAAATTGGGTGAAAGCTAATCCATTGCTTTCTGACGAAATAAAATTCGGTCAAATGAAAGAGAACATGCGAGAAGAGTATGAAACTGAAAAAATGCGTGGCTCACTTTATTCACTCTTAACAAAAAATTTCAATATGTGGATTCAATCATCTGAGAATGCTTATATGACGATTTCCGATTGGCGTAATTCACAAGTCGAAAAGAAGGATATTAATATCAGCGGAACAAAAACTTGGATTGGTTTAGATTTATCAAGAACTAATGACCTTTCATCAGTCGGATGGATTCACGAGTTAGAAGATGGAACGAAATATATTGACTCATACTCATTTATTGCGACTTACAACGAGGATATAAAAAGTAAATCGGATAGAGAGAAAATTGATTATCAGCGTTTAATTGATAATAATTTAGCGACTGTCACAGACTCAATCAGTGGAATCATTAGCAAAGAACAAATAATGAGATACATATTCGAGTATGTTGAATTACACAATTTAGATGTGCAAGGTTTTTGTTATGATGCATATAGTGCTACAGAATGTTTGAGTATCATCGAACGTAAAAATTTGAATTGGGATATATTCGATGTTAAACAAGATTATCGAAATATGACTGTGCCAATCAAAGCGTTACGTGATGATTTATTAGAAAGAAAAGTTTTGCATAATGAAAATAAATTGCTAGAAATAGCAGTAAACAATGCAATCATTACTAAAAATGATGACATGTTGAAGATAAATAAGAAAAAAAATAGAAATAAAATAGATCCGATTATTTCAGTTATTATTGCTTATAAATTAGCAATGATTGAAGAAGAAGAAACAACGCAGTTCTACGGTGTGTTTTAGAAGAAGAAGGAGGTGAAAATTATAGGAGTTTTAGCAAATATAAAACAAGCGTTCACAAGAAGTAAAAAAAGTAGTGTTCAGTTTTACAATAATAGCAACTATTATTCAAGCTATTCTAATGTTAATGCATTAAAGAACAGTGATATTTTTACTGCTGTACATGTTTTGAGTAGCAGTATTGCAACAGCTAAAATTGAAAAGTTTTTAGATAATAAAATTACAAATGACTCGATTGTTAAATTATTCAATAGTAGACCAAATGACTTTATGAATGCATATGACTTTAAGTATGTTATAGCTGCAAACATGTTGTTAAACGGTGAAGCATTTGTAAAAATCAATATTGATGAAGATGGTAGTGTAGATTCATTAACATTTTTAAATAATAGTAGTGTAACTATTAAAACAAAAGAGCAAGATATTATTTATTCAGTATCACTAAAAAATGAAACTATTGATTTAACTCAGTCAGAAATTTTACATTTTAAATACATGACTGTTGACGGATTTAACTGTTATTCACCTTTGCACAGTCTTGTGCAGGAGTTAGAAATATCTAATCGTAGTAATAACTTTTTAACAAACTTTTTCAAGAATGCAAGCAATTCAAGCGGTGTGTTAAAAATGAATTTTGCAAAATTGAATGATGAACAAAAAGACGAAGTAAGAAATTCGTTCGAGAAACTCAACAGTGGCTCAAATAACAGCGGTAAGATAGCTATTATTGATCCATCTGCTGATTATCAACAGTTAAAAATTCCAACTGAGATTTTAGATTTTCTCAACAGCTACACATTTACAACAAAGCAAGTTGCCAAAGCATTTAATCTACCGATTGACCGACTGGGTGGAGAGAATCAGCACACTTCAATGAACGATTCTAACAATGTTTATGTCACTGATACGCTCATTCCTTTTTTCTCTACACTAACATCAGAAATTGAGTTCAAATTATATGATACAAATAATCTTAATTTTACAATTGAATTAAAATTTAATTATCAATATTTATACGACTCAGACTATAGCACTAAAGTAAAAAACTATTCTTATTTAGTTAGCAATAGAATTATTTCAGCTAATGAAGCACGTGAAAAATTAGGTTTTGATAGGATCAATGACTCAACTGCTGATGAGCTGAAAGAATCACCCAATAAGGAGGTGATAATTTAAAATGAAAAAAGAATTTAGAAGTATTAGCAATATGTCAGCAACAGAAGACATGACGATTGAGGGTTACGCATTGAAGTTTGATACATTCAGCGAAGACTTAGGCGGCTACATTGAAACAATTCACAAAAACGCACTTGATGAAACTAATTTAAATGATGTTGTTTGTTTGATGAATCACGATGAAAATTTAGTCTTAGGTCGCACAAAAAATGAGACTTTACAGCTAACAGTTGATGAAATCGGCTTACACTTTAAGTGTAAATTAGCTGATACGCAAAACGCTAGGGATTTATATACGCTTGTAAAACGTGGAGATGTTGACCAATGCTCATTCGGCTTCTTTCTTGATAATAAAGATTATGAAATGCGAGAAGAAAACGGTGTAATTGTGCGTCATATTAACAAGTTTTTATCATTATACGATGTATCAGTCGTTACATACCCAGCTTATCAAGACACAAGTGTTGAATCACGAAGTATTAAAGAAGCACGACAAGAAGTACAAAATTTCAAAAATGAATCACGTAAGAAAAAATTAAATATTAGCATCAAATTAGCACATCTCAAATAAATGAGAGGTGTATTTTTAGACAAAAAAATAAAAAATTAAAGGTGGAATTATTAGATATGACATTACAAAAAAAGTTAGAAGCAAAGAAATTAGAACGAGCAGATGCAATTAATAAAGCATCAGAAGCAGTTGAAAAAGATGAATTAGATTCAGCTGATGAGTTATTGGCAGCAGTTGAAGCATTTGATAAAGCAATTGCACAGCTGGAAAAATTAGAAGTTTTATCGGCTGAAGAGTCAGACGAAATTGAAGAAACAGTAGATGCAAAAGTAGAAGAAACTGAAAAACAAAAAAATGATGATGAAAAAGGAGTTCGTAAATTTATGAAAAACACAGTAACAGCAGTAGATGCTTTAGAAACAACAAAAACAAAAGAGGTACGTTCATTCATTGAATATATTCAATCAAAATCAAAAGAAGCACGAAGTATCACAACATTAGAATCAGAGGCTATTATTCCTGTTCAAGTAATTACTAAAGCACAGGAGCAACCATCAACCATTGTTGATTTACGTGATTTTGCAAATGTTGTAAAAGTTGAAACGAAATCAGGCTCATACCCAGTTTTCAATGGTACCGATGCAGTGTTACCAACGGCTGAAGAATTGGCTGAAAATCCTGACTTAGAAGATCCAACTTTTAAAGATGTCGATTATAAAATCCAAACACGTAGAGGTGTTGTGTTAGTTTCTGAAGAAGCTTTAGATGATGCAGACAACTTAGAAGCATTAATCTCAAAACATGTTAATCGAATTGCTTTAAATACATCTAACAAAGCTATTGCGAATGTTTTAGCTAAAGCGCCAGCAGTGGCAGCAACTTCACTAGATGAATTAAAAGCAGTGTTCAACACTAAACTTGACCCTCAATACAATTCAATGATCGTTGCATCACAATCATTCTTGCAACTTGTTGATACACTAAAAGATGCGGACGGTCGTTATATTTTACAACAGGATATTACGCAACCATCGGCTTACATTTTGTTCGGTCGTAAAATGGTAATTCTTAAAGATACCGTTTTAGGCAAAGCAGGCGAAGCAAAAGCATTCGCTGGTGACGTTGAAGCGTTTGTTTTATTTGCAGACCGCAAAAATATCACAATGAAATGGGCAGAAGAACGCAAATATGGTGAATACTTGCAAGCAGTTCTACGTTTTGATGCGGTTGTAGCAGACGATGCAGCAGGTTATTTAGTTAACTTGTCATTGCCAGTTGAAGCAGCAAAAAAATAATTAAAATTCAGAGTGGTAGATAGTTCTATCACTCTATTTTTTTAAAAGGAGTTGATAACAATAGTAGATATTAAAACAATTAAAAATGCTTTGCGAATAGATCATGATTATGACGATGAGTTGCTGTTAGATATTTATATTCCAGCTGCTGAGATTGATATTCAAACATCAATTACATCAAATAACGATGATAGTTTTTTCAATGATAATAAATTATATAATTTAGCGGTCATTATTTTAACTAATCATTTTTATGAGTATCACTCAATTCAGACGTTAGACAATGTAAAAGATGTAAATCATTCGTTATCAACATTGTTACAAAAACTGGATGGTGATTATCGATTATGGGCTATGAATCAGCAAAACTAGATAAAAGAATTACATTCTATTCAAAGGAAAGAACGGTCAATTCAAACGGCATCGATGTTGTCAAACCAGTCGAAAAATTCACATGCTGGGCTAGAATAAGACAGCAATATTTGAACGAAATTTATTCGAGTTTTGGAAACGAAGCGCTGGAAGACGTTGTTACTATAATCATTCGTCATCAGCAAATTGAAGAAATCAAAAATAATTGGCTCATAAAAATGAATAATAAAAATTATGAGATTAAGAAAATTAATACTGATGTTTCTGAGAAGAAATGGACAACAATCTTAGCGAAAAAGGAGAGTGTCTAATGGCTGATAGAAACGTAGGTAGTGTGAATTTCGACTTAGGTGACATTGAGAAAAATCTCATTAAATTAGCTAACGAAAAAGAAATGTACACAAAAGCACAAATGAAAGGCGCTAAATATTTTGCTAATAAATTAGCGGAGAATACACCAATTGGTGAAGAGTTTGATGGTAAACCGCTGTCAGATGATGTGAAATATGAAGATGTATTAGACATGTCGTTAATTGGGTTTAGTGATAAAACGTATTATCGTGCTCATTTTGTTGAGTTAGGCACAGAAACACAACAAGCTCAACATTTTATTGAGCGAACAATGTTAGAAGAAAGTCAAAATGCAATAGATATTGTGATGCAAGAGATTAAAAAAGGGCTAAATTTATGAGGTTAGCAACTTTAAGACTTGAGCTGATTAATATTCTAAAGCATTGGGATATGAATGTCTATGCTTATAGAGTGCCTGAAAATTATGAGTTAGCAAGCAATTTACCCTCTTTAAAATTAACGACTGTGTCAACACAAGCAACAAAATTCGCAAGTGATTCATTGCAGTCAACAGTGCAAAAGTTTCAGATACAAATGTATTTAAGTGTTGAGCAAGAAGATATTGAAGCAATGATAGATGAGTTAGTTGAAAAATTAGAAATGAAAAATATTTTTTACAGTTTTAGCATGGAAATGCTACATGAAAATATTGAAAACATTCTAGTTGTAACACTACACTTCACACATCAAAGCTATAAAAAAATTAAAATAGAAAAGGATGATTTATAAAATGGTAGCATTAAAAGGTTTTAAACGAGCAATTATTGGGGTTTATGATGAAGCAGGCAAGAAAGTAATCAATAAATTTGAATTTACACGAAAAGATGGCGAAGGTGGTTCAGTTTCTGCTGACATCAGCGGTTTAGCAGGTGAACAAATTAAGTTATCAGCTGGTGATGGAGATTATTACGTTGCACAGGCGGGTGTTGGTGATGTAAAAGTTAAATTGACATTAATGGATTTATCAGATGAAATTATCGCAGCAATCAGTGGACATAAAACAGAAGTGAGCGGATTGAACGCAGTGGGTAGTAACTCAGTAGCTCCATATTGCTCTTTAGTTTTAGAGTCAACAACTTTAGGAGAGAAGCCTTATTACACTGGTTTTTCAAAGGGTAAATTTACAATTGATTCTGCAAAAATGGAAACGTCTGAAACAGGTAAAATTAACATTGAGTCAGATACAGAATTAGAGTTTGGAGCAATCTCAGATGAAAATGGAGATTCTTACAAATATGGAACTGGTGCAGATAAGTTTGCACCAATGGAAAAATACGCATTTCCTAACTTTACTGGGGTTGCAGAAAAAAAATTGGTAGGTAAATAATAAACACAGTACAGTAGTGTATTTGTAATATGCTATTGTACTTTTTAAAAATAAGAACACAAAAAAATATAAATTAAAGGTGGAAAAAAACAATGGCAAACGTAATCAAAATTGAATTATTTAATGAAGAAACAGAGAAAACAGAGGTATATACAGCAGGTCGTATCAGCGGCAACGTTACATTGAAAGCAATTGAATTTAAAATCAAAGCTGAGGCAGGGGCAGAAAATGAACTTGTACAAGCACGTGAAATGGCTCAGTTTATTGTAACTGATGTATTTAAAAATCAATTCACAGTAGAAGAATTGTATTCAGGTTTAGAATCGCATGTACTTTTTCCAAAAATGGGTGAAATTATCGAGACTGTTTTAGTAGGAAAAAAGGGCTTAACACCTCCAGTTTAGCTCAAGGGGAAACAATCAGCTATACAGAGTATTATAATGACTTAAAAAAATTATTTTCACACCTATTAAGTGAAAAACTTATCACATTATCGGATTTAAGAGATAATGATTTAGATGAGATGCTATCTCTGATAGCTGGTAGTCCGTATGAAAATGACGGTGCAGAATACTATACGGAAGAAATAGAAAGTAGCCAATATGGCTCAGATATATAAGCATGATGTTCATTCATTTGAATATTGTGCTTATATTTTTTTTGATTAAATTTAGAAAGGAGAGAAACAATGGCAGATGCAAAAAGAGGTAAAGTTTATGGTGCGATGGCGATTGGTATTGATTTAGAATCAGCAGGCTTTCAAAAATCACTAGCGGCTACAACACGTGCAGTTAAAGCAACTATGAGCGAGATGAAGGCTCAAATGTCTATCGTTCAAGCAACAGGCACAGAATTAGATAAATTAGAAACAAAATATAATGCGACTAATAAAGTAATTGAAGCACAAGAAAAAGAACTTGCAGGATTGCACGCTAAACATCAAACAGCAATTAAAGATTTTGGCGAAACAAGTAAGCAAGCTACCGATATGGCTACTAAGATTAATAATGTTGTTGCTAAAAATCAAGCGTATCATGCACAGCTGGAAAAAGTTAGCGAAGAATTAGCGGAGTACAAGTCTAAAACGACTGAAGTTAGTCGTGAAATGAAATTACAAGCGACTGAATCGGATAGTTTAGCACGCTCAATGAGAGCGCAAGGTAATGAAACTGGTGCTTTAAAAGTAGAATATGACAGCTTATCAAGCACTATTAGAAGTAGAAATGTTTTAATTGATGAAGAAAAACGTAAACTTACAGAATTGAAAAGTAGCAAGGGTGCTGATGCAACTGAAACACGTGAGCAAGCTATTAAAGTAAGAGACTTACAAAGTGCGAACGGTGAAGCAGTTCAATCACAATCCAAGCTAAAAGATTCGATGAAAGGTTTAGATGGCGCTATTGCAGATACGAGCAGTGGTTATTCAAACATGTTCGCAGTATTCAAAGGCTCATTTTTAGCTAGTGGAATAATGTCAATTATTACTACAATTGGTAGCACAATTAAAAATTCAATCGGTAGTGCTATTGAACGTATAGATAAGATTGATACAGCCACTAAATCACTTACGCAATTAACTGGATCAGCAGCAAAAGCTGAGGAAATTATGAAATCTGTGAGTGCTGTAATTAAAGGGACTCCAATTGCAATGGATGCAATGACAGAATCAACAAAAGGTTTGATAGCATCGGGAATGAACGCTAGTAAAGTTGAGGGTGTTTTAAGAGCTACAACAGATGCTGCCTACGGTTTAGGTAAAGGTGAAGAGTCAATTGGTCAAATATCAGATGCTTTTAAAGCATTACAAGCGAGTGGAACAGCGTCATTAGGTGATTTAGCACGATTAACGGATGCAAACGTACCAGCAATTAAGATTTTAGCTAATCAGTATGGAATGTCTGTAGAAGATATGAAGAAAAAAATCACGAGTGGCGCATTAAAGTCTGAAGAAGTAATAGATAAATTAGTTCAAGGCATGGAAAATGGTACAAAAGGAAGTAACGGGGCGACTATTGCATTAGCTGGACAAGCAAAAACAGCAGGTGACTCAATTAGCGGTAGTTTTGCTAACATGAAATCAGCAATCAATCGTTCAATTGCAAATATTATAACGCCTTTCAAAGGAATCATGATTAAAGGAATGACTGATGGCGGTGCAGTAATTGAAAAAATGTTCGGTGGTATGGGCGGTTACATTCAAACAGCTATGGACAAAGTTAAATCATTTGGAAGTACATTTAAAACGGTTTTAGGTAATGGATTAGAAGGTGAAAAAGTTGATATTTTATCGAAGTATTTTGACATCGGTACTGTATCGGCAATTATTGATAATATCGGCAAAATAAAAGAAAAGTTTGCAGATTTTAAAGCAGCATTAAAAGGTGGAACAGGAAACGTTTTCGGTAGCTTTAAAGAAAGTTTTGAAGTTATGAAAACTGTTATCATGAGTGCGATGCCAGCAATTAAATCAACAATTACAGGTGCAATCACAACATTTAAAGCGGTATTCAATACATTAAAACCTTTCATTATGCCAATAATTACGCAAATTGTAGATATTTTCAAAGGTATTTTTACCACATTGAAGGCATTTTGGGCAGAAAATGGAACAATGATTATTACAGCAATCACTAATGTTATTAAAGGCATTCAAACTGCAATACAATTTATTTTACCTATCATAAAGCCAGTTTTAGCAGTGATTTTCAGTATTATAAGTGGTGTGATAAGTAACATCAAAGGTGTTATCCAAGGTGGTTTATCCATAATAATGGGTGTTATAAAAATATTCGCAGGACTTTTTACTGGTAACTTCTCAAAAATGTGGGAAGGTATTAAACAAGTTTTTGCAGGTGCAATTAAGTTTGTATGGAATGCAGTCAACCTATTGTTGGTTGGTAGAGTTTTAAAAGGTATTAAACTGTTAGCTACAGGTGCTAAAACAGCGATAAGTGGCATGTGGGCAGGAATTAAAGGTTTCTTCACAAATGGTGTTTCAACAGTTTGGAATATTTATAAATCAATGCCTACACGCATTTTAAACGGCTTTAAAACACTTGGAACAGGCGCTAAAAATGTTGTATCTAGTATGTGGAGTGGAATAAAAGGTTTCTTCAGTAAAGGCATTTCATCTGTATGGAATGGTATGAAATCATTACCATCAAAAGTAGTTAACTTATTCAAAAATATGAAAAATGGTGTTTTTGGCTGGGTTAAGAAAATGATTGATAAGGTTAAAGATATGCCACACAGGATGGCTGAGGGAATTAAAAATGGCGCTAGTGCATTGAAAAATAAATTTAAATCGATGTTTGTGGGCGTCGTCAATGTTATTTCAAAACCCGTGAATGGTATTCTAGGTGGTATAAACTGGGTACTTGATAAAGTTGGAGCAACAGAATTGCCAACTTGGGACGTACCTGCTTATGCAAAAGGTACGGACTCACATGCAGGTGGCTTGGCAATGATTAACGATGGCAAAGGTAAGAACTATAAAGAGGCAGTACAAAATCCCGATGGCAGTACATTTATTGCACAAGGGCGTAATGTTGTCATGCCTTTGCAAAAAGGTGCGAAAGTTTTAAATGGCAACGACACACAATCATTGATGCAATCCATGAACATACCACACTACGCAAACGGTATTGGTAATTGGTTTAGTGGCGCATGGGATTCAACAAAAAATGTTGCATCTAAAGCATGGGGCGCTACGAAAGAATTTGCAGGTGATATTTGGGACTATGCTAAAAACCCAATGAAAATCGTTAAAGACGTAGTTAACAGCACACTTAAACCTATTCTAGGCACAATGTCAAAAACACCTTTATCAATTGCTAAAGGAGCAGTTAACACTACGTTTGGCGGAATGGGAAATTGGATTAAGGGTATATTCGAAGAATCAGGTGGAACAAGTGGCAATGTGACTGGCGGAGCTAAAGCATGGATTCCGAACATCAGAAAAGCAGCTAAACGTATGAATGTTGATTTAACACCATTTGGTATGGAATCAATCCTAAAACGTATTACAAAAGAGTCGAATGGTAGTGCAAGTATCGTCAACAACTGGGATTCAAATGCGAAAGCTGGAATGCCATCAAAAGGACTTTTACAATATATACAACCGACTTTAAATAGCTGGGTGCCAAAAGGCGTTAAATCCGATTTAGGCAATGGTTACACTCAATTACTTGCAATGTTTAACGACAGTAACTGGTTGCGTGATATTAACATGCCGAAAGGTTGGGGCCCGACAGGAATCAAGCGTTATGCGAATGGTGGCTTCATTAATAAGCATCAAATCGCTGAAATCGGAGAAGAAGGCGAAGAAGTCATTATTCCACTGGGTATTAACAGACGTGATAGGGCTATTCAATTGTTGCACAAAACAATGGATCGATTGGGCGTTAGCAGAGATAGTGGCAATTCTATAGTGCAAAAAGGTGGAAATACTAACAGTGTAACAACTGTAGTGAGCGATAATAGCGAGTTAGCAGCATTATTAACACAACAAAATTCTTTATTAACGCAACTTGTTAATAAAGATAATAACACCTATCTTGATAGCAAAAAATTAGAGCCTGCAATCACAAAACAACAACAATCAAAAGATACAACACGCAACTTTTTTAAAGGAGTGACAAATTAAAATGAAAAATGGATTTATACTTGATACCCTAGACAGTTACGCTGATTTAGGTATTATTGTTGAAGAGATAGAAAACCCTTTCATGGGTTCTCTATCCTCATCCTCACAAGATGTGTCAGGAATGACTGGAGCTATATTTCAAGGCACATCTATCAGCTCAAAAAAAATAGTCATTTCATGCGTTTGTCTAGCAAATAGTGCAGAAGAACGAGCAGAAAAAGAGGCTTATATCGCAAATGTTTTAAGACCTTTTACTACAAACGAGGTTTCTCTACGTTTTAAAGAGTCAAATGATTGGGAAATGTATGTACACTTATCAGAAATCACATCGTCACAACGAGTTTTAAAAAAAGCTAATTCATTTTCTTTTACAATCACATTTGAGGCATCTGATCCGCATCAATATGGCAAAATGATAACTCAAGAAATCAGAGAAAACCCTGTAACTATTACAGCTGATGGGTATTCGGATATTAAACCTGTGTTTACGTGCATACCAGATACAGATATTACTAAAATGGCAATTGTAGATGATAATGGCGATTGGGCGTATATCGGCAATGATGTTGATTTTATGCAAGGTGAAACGCCAGTCAATAACGAGCCGTTAATTTTAGATGATAAATGCTCAACGACAGTGCCATGGACATCGCTTGAAAACGCTGACGTTACTTTTAAGCTGGACGGAACTGCATCAGGCAGTCTGAAAATACATAACGATAGTATTCAAGCTAAAAGTTTTGGTGAAAACATGGCGGGTTATCATGGGCCCGCATTTCAGCAATATTTAGGACAAGAATGTGAAGATTATCGTGTAAGAGTACGATTGTGTAATTTACAACACTATGCACGTTCACGAGGTGCAGCAGAATTTTATTTGCTTGATGCGAATGGTGCAAGAATCGGAAAAGTTGCACTGAATGATAAATCGGACGGTAAAGACCCGTATATCGTCTTCAGTGTGGAAAGTGGAAGTAACTTTAAATACGTTTACAACAGTTCAGGTACTGTTAAAAAAGGAAAAGTAACAAAGATTAAAGTTAAAACTAAAAATGGAACAAAAACAGTAGTTGTTAACAAAAAGAAAAAAACAGAAGTCGCATATAAAACAATCAGTGTTCCATCGTCCACAGCAACATCGACGTTTACTAATTTTTACGGCTATCTTGACGTTTTAAAAATTGGAAATAAGTATACATTCAGCGTCATGAAATTAAAGGCTAACAATGCTGGTAACGCTTGGAGCAAGCCAATCACCACAATATTTACAGATACTAAAAATACTTACAATAAAAAACTTGCAGGTATTGCATTTTTCCTAGCAACAGCAGACTTAGCGGAAGATAGAGCTAATCCTCCGATAAAATATACTGTTAACACATTGGCGATAACGGATGTTAAAGTTTGGAACATTTTAAATGGCGGCAATGGCATAACATCAAAACAAGAAATTATTGCACGTGCTGGCGAAGAACTAAGAATTGATTCAGAGGATGGCTGCTTTTATAAAAATGGCGAACCATTTATGGACAATTTTTACATTGGCTCTAAATTTCCTAAATTTACAGGAGGCGTACCGATTGAGTGCAATTTATTTCCTAAACCTAGCAATTTAAGAATAGATAGTGATAACCTTGTCAACGAATCAACTTTTGATGTTGGTTATTTACAGGCATCAACTGGCAAGCTCATGAGTAGTAGCAATGACACTATAGACAGGGTATCTACGTGGATAGCTTGTGTGCCAACGCGAAAATTAGCTTACAGTATATTAAATACAGACAGCAACAGTGTGCGGCGTATTTTCTTTTACACTAAAAGCAAAACTTTTATTAATTATATAGAGTATAAAAACACAGTTAAATCAGAAACTGTTACAGTACCTGCTAATGCTTATTACTGTAAAGTGTATGCACAAAAAGCGTTGACTGTGCGCTTGAAATTGGAAATCGGGACAGTTGCGACAGCTTATAACGAGCATGTACCAACAGCCACGTGGTTGTTAGATTATAGACCTACAAGAGATTAGAAAGGAGGTACATTGTGTATTTAATTGCAGATAAAAATTTAAAAATAACAGGCACGCTCTCACTTGATGGGGGTTGTGCTTTTTTTGATGATCTAAGAGTTGTTAAAATCGCAGACGAACAAGGTAAAGTTTGGACAGATACGCTAGAAATATCTGTTCCTTATGGTTTTATGGAAACGGACATGATGGCAGAAGGTTATCATCTGTTGAAAGAATACGAAAATGGTCGATGGTACGCTTTTCGTATCAATGAGTGGGAAGACATCGCTATCGGTCGTACGCACATGAAAAAGGTATCAGCTATCAATTTATGTGCATGGGATTTAAATAAAACAGTCCCAACTAAAGACACGCTAAAAAACGCATCAGCAACTATTGCATATAATTACGTTTTACAACGTAGTGGCTGGATTGCTGACGTTGATTCAGATGGTGATTTCAAAACATATGAGATTGATAATAACAGTAACGCAATGAGCTGGATTGATACTCTTAACAAAGATTACGAAAAAGAAATGCGTGCGTATGTACAGATACGAAACGGGAAAGTATTTAATAAAGTCATTGAAATCCATGACGAATTAGGAGAAAAAACAGGTCGTAGAATAGAATATGGACGTAATGTTACTGGCATCAATCGGACAGGTAGCGACACTGAAATGTACACAAAGTTATATGTATTTGGCGGACAGTTAGCAAGTGGCGAATCAGCTACGATTGCCAATGCAAATGATGGCAAGTTGTTCATCGTTGATGATGCTGCGAATGATACATGGAATGGCGGCAATAAATATTTAGAAGGCTTTGTAAAACACGAAACAATATTAGATTCACAAGGGCTTAAATATTGGGGTGAAGAGCAACTTAAGTTTTATAATCATCCGAAGTATAACTATACGATTGATGTCGCAGAACTCAATTTTGATGCAGATTTAGGTGACACGTTACAAGTCGTTGACTTTGAAATGTCGCCTATTTTAACTGTTATCAGTAGAGTTGTACAAAAAGAAATATCAGAAGCAGACCCAACCAAAAATAAAATCATATTAGGCGAGTACAATACAATCACGACTGTCACACCCGATTTAATCGGAAAGTTACAAGACCAAATAAATACTGGTCAAAATAAAGACACATATCGCATCGAATTATCGACCACGAACGGTACGAGCTTTAAGAATGGTGCAGGCGATACAACAATAATCGCACGTGTGTTTAAAGGCAATCGAGTGTATAACGTTGAGCCAAGTCAAATTGTGTGGGAGAAAATCAACGCTGACGGATCGCATGATTTAAATTGGGAACGAGCTAGTAAAAATGTCGGCAATGTAATAACTGTAGCTGCCATTGAATTACAACAAAAAGCCGTATTTAGAGCTAAATTGGTGCTAGATGGTTACGTATATATATCAGCAGACTTTTTTAAACGTGAGATTGACAGCGTTATTATGCGTGTAGATGCGATTGCTGATAATAATTGCGTAGTAATTCCTATTATCACAGACACCCACTATGCGACAGACAGTGTTAATGACAATAATATAAAAGCACGTTCAATGTCACATTTTACGAATGCCGTTGAATTAACGCATCAGATTAACACAGATGCCTTAGTGCATTTAGGCGATTTAGTGGATGGACACAGTACAAAAAAAAGCGTCACATCTAACGTTAAAGCGGCTGTTAGTGAGCTATCTAAGTCTGCAACGCCATATTTTATTGCAAATGGTAATCACGATAATAATAGTTGGGGCGATGAAAGTCGTTATAATAACGATGGCACACAGACGATTACATCCACAGAAATGCACGACTTGATAAGCAAAAAAAGCGAATCATTTGGATATGTCACGAATCCCTTGGATAAATCAAGCTATGGTTACTACGACATTAAAGATAAAAAAACACGTATGTTTATACTCAACACGTTTGATGTCCCTTTTATATTAGTAGGCGGCAAGGTTAAATATCCGATTATAAATAAAGGTGGGTTTCAACAGGCACAGATTACATGGTTCGCTAACTCATTAAAAAGCACACCCGCAGATTATAAAGTGGTTATTATGTTACATCAATCGTTACAAGGTATTTTTAATACATCTGCAACTGTGCAACCCAACGGAGACATCATAAAAGCGATTATACTCGCATATAAAAATGGTACAAATGTTAACATGACATCAAATATTGTAGATTACAAAGCAAGCATCTCCGTTAATTTTTCAGGTAAGCGTGATGTGTGCGCAATTTTTAATGGACATTATCATCAAGACTACACAAGTGTCGCTATGACAGTTCCATGTGTAGCTATTATTGATAGTTTAGCACGTGCTGAAGGTGTTGTATTAGATAGGACAGTTAATACACGGTTAGAGGATGGTTTTGACGTGATGGTATTAAATAGTAAAACACGCACGATAAATTTAGTGCGATTTGGCGCAGGAATTGACCGTCAAATTAAGTATTAAGAAGGGAGTTTGTTATGGCAATTATTACAAGAAGTGAATTAACGTTGACGGACGTTAAAGAAACAGTGGTTAGTAATACCGCACCGTTAAATCCGTCTCTAGGCGACGTGTGGTATAAACAAAACGGCAAATATGTCGAGCAACATCGATGGAATGGCGTTCAGTGGGAGTTTATATCAAGCACAAAAGAGACAGAAGACATAAAAAATCAACTTATCATTGCTGATAAAAAAATAAATGCCGCACAAGAAAAAGCGGACGAATCGCTTGGAAAAGCGCAAGAAGGGTTTGATAAAGCAGAGGCATTGTCTAAAAAGGTAGATGTCAACACAGGCGCTATAAGTACAGTTAAACAAACGACAGCAGGCTTACAAACAGCAGTTAAATCCAAAGCAGACTCATCAACTGTCACGCAATTAGCTGACGTAGTTGCTAGTAAAGTAAGTAATACAGACTTTGATAGTAATAAAACGCAGACAGCTGAATTGATTAGTAGTACAGTATCTTTGCAAAATAACGAAAATGTGAGATATGTACGTTTTTCGGCGAGTGGAAATAGCGTTAACTCAGGGAATCACCTTTTGGAGTTACAAGTAAATGATAGTGACAATAAAAACGTTGCACTGAACATTTTGCCAACAGCAGAAAAAGGAGCATGGACAAACTTAGCTTATGCAACTGATGGTGTAAGTGATGATAATTCTAAACATGCGACAGCAGACGGTGATGTATCATTTATTATAGACCTCAAAAAAATATATCAAACGTTAAGCTCTTTAAAATTGTGGTTGTATGTTGCGTCAGGTAGAGATTATCTCGATGTTAAATTAGAAATTTCCACAGATAAAAAAACATGGAAAACCGTGTATTTTAAAGCCAATTATACTCCTACAACAAAAGGTGATACAGTCATTTTAAGCAACGCAGAAGCATCGTCACAAATCTCACAACTAGCGGACAATATTAATTTAAAAGTAGACAAGAACGGTATTATAAATCAAATAAACATATCGACTGAAGGTATCGTGATTGCAGGTGAGAACGTTTGGATAAGCGGTAAAACTAAGATTGATAATGCTGTTATTAAGAACGCAATGATTGATAGTTTATCAGCTAACAAACTAACTGCTGGGACGATTGATGCAGGTAAGATAAACGTTGTTAACCTAAACGCTTCCAATATAAGCGCTGGTATTATAACAGGTGCTAATCTTGCGATTAACCTTAATTCAGGGGAAGTTACTTTTCAAAAAGGCATTATACAACGTGCTGATAAACTATTTTCTATTGATGTTACTAAAGGGGTTATCGAATCGTATGATAGTAATGGCGGATTTACAATTTCAAAAGGTGAAATAACTTTAAATAGTAGTCCAGAACTAACTATAGGGAATTCGAAGAAATATGGAACTATAACATACAAATGGCGGCTTCTCGATGCAAGTGGATTAGCTTTAATCGGAGAAGATGGTTATTCTTTAGGAACTTCTAATGCAGTTAAAAATATAGCTAATTCGACAGTGAATCAAGGTTCTGCTATATCAGGAAATAAAGGGGGTTATTTGAATGTTTTTTCTAGGCAAGTTATCAACTTGTCCTCCGGCGATTTATATAGTTATGGCAGCCTTAATTCTAAATCACTTGCTAGTATAGAGATTGGAAATACTTCAAGAAATAAATCGGAGGTAGCTATATCTGCAAATACCGTAAGATTATCTGCAACAAGCGGCGATCACATTTTATTATCAAGCGACAGTACAAGTGCATTCGTTCAGTCGAATGTTATATACAAGAGGACATACTCTAGCGCACCTAATTTGTATATAACAGATTTAGGAACAATGGGGCGTTCGACATCAGCTTCTAAATACAAGTTGGCTATTGAGGAAGATAAAACAGACAACTATAAGAATATCTTAAAATTAAAGCACAAAACTTGGTATGACAAAGCTAATACAGAAACGTATGCAAGGGCGTTGGACAACAAGGATACGTTTGATTGGGATAATCCAGAAGATGAAGTATTACCCGTTGAGCGCATTCATGGTTTAATTGCTGAAGATTTAGTTGAGGCGGGTTTAACTGAGTTTGTTTCATATGGGGAGTTAAACGATGATGGAACAAAAGAAGTAGAGGGTATTCAATACGACCGCTTGGTTGTTCCATTACTACAAATTGTTAAGGATCATCAAATAGAAATAGAAAAATTAAAGGAGCGAATTAAATAATGAAAATAGAATTTTACAATGCGGAATTAAAACCAATGATTGAAATGTTAATGGGTGTAAAAGCAAAAGGGCGTAATTCTCGCGCAGTTAGCAAGTTTGTTAAATTAGTATCAGCTAAGTTTGAAACATACGCAAAGGACGAACAAGAATTATTAAAAGAATACTGCTTAGTTGATGATAGCGGAGAATTAGTCACAACTACAAAAGAAGGTAACACTTTTGTTTCGTGGCTGTCAGGTAAGCAATCCGAAGCGGTAATAGCGCAAAATGAACTAGCAAACGAAAAAAATGTTATTGATTTAACTGAATATGAACCACATTTAAAGCATTTGATTGTCGCTCTTGACGAATCAGACGCTTTTTTAAGTGGTGTCGAAGCGCAATTGTACGATTTACTGTTAGACAAATTAGAAGATATTGAAAATAAGGGGGGGAAAAAATATGAAAATTAGTCAAGTAGGTATCAATTTAATAAAACAATACGAAGGTTGTCGCTTAACAGCTTATCAAGACATTGTTAACGTCTGGACAATTGGGTACGGTCACACAAAGGGTGTCTATAGAGGTCAAACCATTACACAAAAACAAGCAGATGATTGGCTAAGTGCTGAGATTGTTAATCATATGAGAATTGCTGAACGTTTAATCACAGTATCACTGAATCAAAATCAATATGATGCACTTGCAAGTTTTCACTACAACCTAGGTGCTAACATTTTAAGCAACTCAACGTTACTGTATTACATTAATTCTAAACAGTGGCAATCAGCTGCTAACGAAATGAAAGCATATAATAAAGCAGGTGGTCAAGTTGTACAAGGCTTAGTTAATCGTAGAAATGCTGAAACAAAGCTGTTCTTGGAGCAATCAGCTAGTGTAAATAGTAATAGCAAGTATTACACAAGTAATCCTAAGCGAGTTAAATTACTCAAAGGTACTTACCTACGCAAAGTGGACGCTGTAAATGGTGTTGATTGGGATAAACAAAGCAATGTCATCAAGCCTTTATTCAAAAAAGGTGAAGAATTTACAATTACTGGAATTAAAAAATCTAGTGGTGGTACACCACGTTTGATTACTCAATCAGGTTATTTATTAACTGCAAACAAAGAGTATGTTAAACAAATCACAGGATCAACAGCTGTTTACTACACAATTAAACAAGGTGATACGGTTTCAGTGATTGCCGATAAATACAATGTTTCAATTAATCAGATTAAAACATTAAACAACTTAGATAATAACTTTAGAATTTATGCAGGTAATAAATTAAGAGTTAAATAACTTATATAATAGAAGAAAAGAGGTTAAACATTGGAACAAATAAATATTTATTTTCAAGGCGTGAATCACTTTTTATTTGGTGAAGCACGCTTTTTACATTTACTAATTTATGTGATTGCAATTGACATCGTTTTAGGAATGTTAAAAGGAATAAAATTACACAGCTTTAAATCAAGTTACTCAATCGAAGGATTCACAAAGAAATTCGGTATGATTGTTTTAGTTATGATTGCGAATATTATGGCTCAAATCATGCCTGAAATGACTTGGATTGTAGCAGGTACAATTGTATTTTTAATTGCAAATGAGATTGGTAGTATTGTTGAAAACCTATCACTTTTAGGTGTGCCGATTCCCGATTTTATTACAGATAAATTAGCGGTATTGAGAAATTCAAAAGTAGATAAGGATGGAAGAATTAAAAAGTAATAAAAATACTGTGTTTGACAATGTATCTATATGTGTACTATAATTAATATAATTTAATATAAAAGAATAGAGGTGTAGATATGACTGGATTAAGAAAATTACATCTGCAATATTTGCAAGTACAGGCGTTGAAAAAGTCATCTTTGAATAGCACTCGATTAAATGAACAAAAGAAAGTGTTAAGAAAATTATTTTTAAAACCATATTTATTATTCAGTAATAAAGAAGTAGATCCTAAAAAGGAAAGTCTAGCTAAATATTTTAATCATCTTAGTGTTATAGTAAATAACGATAGATTATATAAAAGTGCAAAAAACACGGTAAAAGTATAATGCAACTAACTGAAATAGTAGCCTCATCTTTTGAAGTTTTAAATGAAACGTTACAAGAAAAAGACTGGAATATTAGCCTTGTATTAATTGGCGGACAATTGGGAGCGTATCTACTAAGTGATTTTAGGTCAACGTTTGACGTTGATGTTTTGATTAAAGATATTCCAAGAGATGCCAACAGGAAAGAAGTAGAACAAGCTTTGTATCAAAGTAATTTAGAGTCGGTAACCGTGGTAGAAATTCCACCAGTTGAAGAAATTGAATTTAAAAATGAAGATACAATAAAATATTCTAACTTAACTGTATATATACCTACGATTGAGTATTTTGCTTTAACAAAAATTTTCTCAGCAAGAGATAAAGATGAGGCGGATTTAAAAGAAGAAGGTATTTTGCAAGAGTGTAATATAGAAAAACTATTAGAATTGATTGATGAGTATAAGAAAGATGTTTTAAACCCTAATAATATGAATTATAATTTTAACAGTTTAGAAAAACTTTTTGAACAATATAAATAATATAAATGCCCTCAGCTCATTAATTTGAGTTGGGGGCATTTTTTTTGCGTTTATTGTGTTAAAAAATATTAGGAATGAACTCACTAATTTTATCTATCAATAACCATATTCCAGAGATGTTTTTTGTTAATTCCCCAGTAGAAGTAATAATTTTTTTTGCCTTTTCTAATAGTAAAGAAGCCTTTTCTTTTTTAGAAGTGATTGATTCATCAGGTAAATTATATAATTCATTCATAGTGTTATCCCATTCGCCAGCATTACTATAATCAGCTAGACCGGAATTATTAAATAGATTATCTAGTTTAGTGATATTTTCTTTATAATCATTAATGGTGTATTCTATATTATTTTGTGTGTTATTGGAAGCATTTCCATTATTTTGTTGTACATATTTAGTATCATGAAAATAATTGTTTATTATTTGAGTTGTTTCCTTTACAGGTATTGATGAATTAAAAGAATTTAAATAATTTTCTCCTTTTTCTTTCAATCCATCAACATTCATCCAGTATATCTTATTACTAGCGTATTTAGTTGCTCCAGTTACTAATTTATCAGTACATAAAGTAGCAACAACTTTATCAATAACCGTAGTATCATAATACTTATTTTTTCTATTACCATCAGAAGAAGGTTCTTTTATTAATTTAAAATGATCGTAGAAAACGTCCATTTCAGTTATTAAATCGTCGTATTCAACTATAAAATCTAAAAAATCTTTTTTATGAAATTTATTCAATATTTATCAATTCCTTTCTTAACAATATATTTAAAGTATATCATAATTAATTAAGATAATGCTTAAATCTCCTGCTACGATTGACAACTGTTTTTTCATGGTGTATAGTAAAATATATAAGTAATTAAGTGCTTGTAAACGTTGTTTTAATAGTGTTTTAAGACGTGTAGCCTATGATATTACATCTAAACCACCAGCAACAATTGAGTGGGAATAGAGTAAATAGGTACACTTACTAAAATAGCTGCAACTACTTATTCAATATTTTTCACAAATAATTGGTATCCCATAAAAACTTGCTACTTGTAACAATTTTGGTAATATGCCAATTTAATAAAGGCACTTTCTTACTTGTCTCATTTGAGATTAGAAGGAAGTGTCTTTTGTTGTATTTAGAACTGTCTCAACTAACTTTTGAGCAGATTGATTTTAAACAGCTACGAAATTTTAAACTATATCTTACTAAAACATTTGAAAATGCTATCACTGTGAACATTCACTTAGCTAGAATGAGAGTTTTTTTAACTTTTTAGAAGAAAACAACACGCCTACTATGAATCATGTAAAAAAACAGTTTATCTTTATGACAAAAAAAGGAACAGTGGAGTATGCTCAATTGCTTAACTTAAGCGTTTCTAACGCTCAAAGTAGAGTGTACAGTACTCCAGTTGAAGTTAAGCTAATTGGAACGCCGTGGATTGGAAACGGAATGATTGAATTAACTGAAAAACAAATTGAATTTTTAACAGAAGAATATAAATAA